TACTCTGTTGCCAAGCTGAACCAATCTACTAAGCTCTGCAATCATTGGTGCTAATTGCTGACCATAGTATTGAGCTTGAGCAATTTTCTGTTTAGCAGCCTCAGAAAGACTTTTTAACTTGTATTGCCTTTGCTCTCCATCAATATTTAGATTAATAAATTGATCTTCTTGTGCCATCTATGTCTCCTTAGAATGGTATTTCATCTTCATTTCTGGGGGCAGATGGTGTTTCTACAACCCCAGATTGTTTTGTTTTTGGTAAAACACTGAAGCTTAAAGCAGGTGCTTTATCACTTGCACCGGGCTTTCTTTTCCACGCATTAAGAAAAAACTCTTTACCCTCAACATTAATAGTTCCAGTAAAGTCTGGGTGAGTTTCTTTTTCCTTTCTTTCGTTTCTCCAAATAGATCCACGGTTAGTATTATCATACTCTTGCATTATATTTTCTCCTTATTAGCCCAATCTTCTAAGATTTTATTTACGATATAAGCAACCTTCCGATCCCAAAATCTGTGATCTTTGATCTTGCTAACTTTTACAAGCTTATCGTAAACATCCGCTTCGATTCTTGAACTAATTGATTTTTTATTAGCCATTAGTTTTCCTCCAGTAGCTTGGTATAAATTCTCGCATCACCCTCAGCCCGGTATCCTTCAAGGATATGAACTGGAATGTCTTGATCTTTTACCAATCTGGCATAGTTAATTCTCCCCTTAGCTTGAGTCATATGACATCTCACTGTGGGGGTACTAAATGCTCCACCGTATCTTTTTACCAACACAGCAGAAAGTTCTTTCTTCCTAGATTCTAGGAGGGCAGATCTATCTTTGAGCTTCTTTAGTTCTGTTAATGTTTCTGATAGTTCTTTAGTTTCTTCATCTTCGTCAACTTTTTTATAATTGACCCCGGGTTCTTCCTTGTCTTCAGACCAACTAGCAATATTCTTTGGATCTTTACATGCTTCTGCATACCAATCCATAAATTCTTTTGCTTTAGGAATATATATTTCTTCCCAATCAGGATCTTTCTGGACCCATTCTTGGTAATGTGCGTCTTCGTACCATTGAAAGAAAAGCATTTCATCTATACCCATGCAAGCCATGCCTAGTTGCATTTGATGCCAATAGTTTCTTTTTTGTGCTTTCACATCTTTTACAGGTTTTGTTTGTGGGCATTTAATTTCTACGGCAGAAACATTTCCATTTTTACCTTTAACCAAAACCCCATCTGGAGACATGCCCAACCAATCGTATTCAGGATGAACAACAAATGATGGCTGTCTTATTTGATATCCCATGTTTTTTAATTCATTCAAAGCTTTTGGTTCGTTATCTTTACCGTAGGTAATAGCAAACATTGCTCTTTGATCAAAAGGATCTTGGCTTAAACTATGAGATTCTCTATACATATCTCTTCCCAAGGCTTCCCATTGATCTCCGCTTGTCCAAACGCATTCTTTAACAGCCTTAGGTATTCTTGTTCCTGTTATTCTATTGGCTCTTTGTTGATGCCACTCAGGTGTTCCTTGTTTAATTGTTGTCATTTAGAAGCCTTTTGGAATCTTAGATTTAATTGAACACGAAGTTCTTTATTACCTTCTAGCTCGGCAGCCTTATCAAATCTTTGCAGGATAGCTAATTGATCTTTCTTGTCTTTAGCTTTCTTTAGTTCTGATTCAAAGTCAGCAAGAAAAGATTCTGTTGTATCTCCGTCTTCTGATGGTGCTTCTTTATCAACGCCTTCTAATTCTGGTTCAACTATTTCTTCAAATGGCACACAGAATGTTTCAAGCAAAGCATTTCTATATGCAAAAGATCTCGCTGACTCCAGATCTTTTCCTTGTTGTGATTTGCTATGACCAACATAAGACCTATCTACATGAGACCCATCTTCTGTACAAATAAATCTTAATGTTCCAACCACCCTGGTAAGTGTAGTTCTTCCATCATCCATTATTTTTGTAGAAACTTTGAGGTCTGGCTGGACCACAGTTAGTATTTTATTTTCGTACAAAGGCTTAGAAAATGTTTGTATTACTTGATCAATACCCCGGTACTTATATTTTTGAAAAGAGTTAACCATGTCTTTTCCGATTGGATTTTTAAATAGAAACTCTTGTATGTTTTGTAGTGCTTTATAAACTTGCATAATTAAAACCTCCTAGCTGTATTGTAATCTTTTAATATTTTTAAAACAATACTTTACAAAATATAAATTAAGAATAATAATTGGATCCCAATAAGGGTAAATATGTCATTAGAATACATCACGAAAGTTTTAAAAATCGAAGCGACCCCACCGCAAAAACTTTTACTTATTATCTTGGCAAATTATTCAGATGAATTTGGAGAGAGTTATCCATCTCATGCAACCATTTCAAGATTAACAGGACTAAGTAGAAATGCTGTTATTAGTAATTTAAAAAAGTTACGAGAACAAGGGGTGTTGGATTGGAGGAACAGAGACAACCACAGTAATTTATATAAGTTTACTTTTAATAAGGGGGGTACTCCAGAAGTACATACCCGTACTCCAGAAGTACACAATACTAAAGAATATACTAAAAAAGAATATATATTAGATTTAGAAACAATTAATGAGATCTATAAAAAGGTATGCGACAAAAGCTTTTATGTTCATAGTGCAAATACTTTTACAGCAGAGGCAAGATATAAAAAGCTAAAAGAACTAGCACGATCTGGAATTACCTCACCGAAAACGGGGAAAAAATTAGATCTCACCGACCAAGACTTTTGGTATAAATATTTTCAAGTAGCAAACTCAGACGGTCATAAGAAATGGATAAGATCTTTCTGGGATAAGAAGCCAAACATAGGAACCATGTTAGGGGTAAATCAATTTGAAGCAATAATAGAGAGGAGATATGGATAGCACATACGAACTAGAAGAAAACATAATTGGAGGAATGATACTTGATGCTGATTGTTTTAAGTTAGCACAGGAAAGAGGAGTTGTTCCAGGGGATTTTACAAATTCAGCGTTTTGCAGAGCATATGAAATCATGCTTGAAAAAAATACATCTGATGTAATTACCATCAAAGAGTCTATTAATAATGATTATTATTTTAATGAGATTAGGGATGCAGGAGTTAACTGTATTAGTTCAGCAGGATTTTCTCATTGGATAAATCTTTTGCATCAAAGATCTGCTAATAGAAAACTTTTAAACCTAGCTACAGAAATACCAAACATTGTTGGAGAGGATGTACCGATTGAGCAAAAAATAGATATGGTAAATTCTTTAATAATTAATAATAAATTTGTTAAGAACATTGGCTCACCGATACAGGCAAAGGACTTATTAAACGAAGTAGAGAAAGAAATATTTGAGGCAAGCAATAATTCAAGTGATATAACCAAGACAGGATTCAAAGCTTTTGATGAAAAGATAAATGGTTTTAAGAAGGGAGATTTGGTTATTGTTGCAGGAAGACCTGCAATGGGTAAAACAACTTGGGCTTTAAATATTGCTTCTAATAATATCAAACAAAATAAAACTGTTTTGATTTTTAGTTTAGAGATGACTAACTCACAACTTCTCAAAAAATTAATTAGTGCTGAAGCTGAGATACCCATGGACTATTTAATGAAGGGGACACTTACATCTGCACACATGCAATCATTTAAGAAAGCTAGAGATTTATTTTTTGATTCTCATTTATATCTTTACGATAAATCACCCATCACTATTGAAACACTTATAAATAAAACAAAAGCAATCCAAGCGGTAAAAGACATTGATCTTATTGTTATTGATTACTTGCAATTACTTATGACATCAAACAAAATACCTAGCAACTCAGACTCAAGAGCAACATCAATAACCTACATATCCAATTTACTGAAAGGATTGGCAAAGGATATTAACTGTCCTGTTATTTCTTTATCTCAATTGAACCGGGGCGTGGAATCGAGGGAGAATAAGAAACCAGTCCTTTCAGACCTTAGAGACTCAGGATCAATAGAACAAGACGCAGACATGGTTATCATGTTGTACAGAGACGAATACTACAATCCTATTGGTAGCAACATAGCTGATATAATAGTTAGGAAAAATAGGATGGGAGATACTGGTGAGTTTCAACTTCAATTCAAAGGAGCTTTATCTAAGTTCACTGAGATTGAAGAAGATGCTTTTGGTATAATCAACAACGAGGAAGACTATGGACAATTCTGAAAACTTTCATCAACAACTCAGAGACTTAGCACCACTAATATCTGATGCCAGAATTAATGTTATGAAAAAAGAATCTGAACTTAAAAAAGAATTTTGGGTGCAGATTTGTAAAGCAAAAGATGATGGCGAAAGAAGCTACAATCATCAAAAATCTAAGGCTGAGGCAACCAACGAATATTACAATGCAACTATGGCAGTAGCCATTGCCAAAGCCAACCTTGATCAACTACAGCTAGAGCGAGCCGCCACTGAAATGCAGTTTGAAGAATGGCGTACAAAGATGGCTAACCTAAGATCTGAAAGACAACGATATGGGGCTTAATGAAAGGCAGGAATCCAACCAAAAAAGAAAAAAATTGGATGGATGGAATATCGCAGATAGGTTGTATTGTCTGTAAGTTGCATCACGATTGCTTTAGCCCGGCAGAAATACACCACCTTTGCGGGAAAACTGTACCAGAAGCTCACCTCAAAACCATTCCTCTTTGTTTTAGGCATCATAGAGAGGGAGTCAACAACGATTTATATGTATCACGGCATCCTTTTAAAAAAGAATTTGAAGAAAGATACGGAAGCCAAGAACAACTTTTAGAAAAAACTATAGACATTATGTTAAAGGAAGAATTTTAATGAGCTACTTAGGAATGCAAGCAGAATACGAAAAAGATAACATCAACCCAGATCACTACAAATCTGATAATGGATTGCAATGTATTGATTTTATAAAAGCAAGCATGACAAAAGAAGCCTTTGCTGGGTATTGCAAGGGGAACATTCTGAAATATATTTTTAGGTATGAACAGAAAAACAAAGCAGAGGATTTACATAAAGCACAGTGGTACTTAAAAGAATTAATTGCCCTGCATGAAACATAAAACTATCAATGGCGATATTGATACCCTTTCTTACGCCTATAACATAAGCAAGATGCCTAGTCAAAAAGACCGGGCTACCTATTTGGCTGATGTAGATGAAAAGTTTCACGAATTGATATATCTTCTTAGTATGCAAATGGCAATTCCTCAAACGATTGCAACCTTGCCAAACCGGGAAGAAAGAAAAAAAGCGTATGAGGATTTACCAGAGCATACAAAAAGACTCAAAAGTATGAAAGGAGTTGTTTACCATAGAGTAATAAGGATGTTTAATGAAAGGCGTTAATCACTACAAGAAAGATGGAACCTTGCATAAAGGAGGAAGCCATAAAATGCCTGATGGCAGTTTACACAGTGGAGCAAAACATACCTCATCAAGCGTCAGACTTTTTCATTTTAAAGAGTTAAACAATAAAGCCAAACAAAAAGCTAAAAGCTTTTGGAGGAAATAATATGGAATGGTGGTTAATTTTTTTAGGCGTTGTCATAGTTGGTGGCGTTCTACTACACAGAAATCAACATTGGTTTGACAAGATCAGACATTGGATGGGAATGAAATAATATGGGGTATGGTTACGGTAAAAAGAAAAAGAAAAATCCCAGCAAAAACAAAAAGTAAAGTAAACGCAGCAGGCAATTACACTAAACCATCTTTAAGAAAAAGATTGTTTAACGAGATTATGGCAGGCAGTAAGGGTGGAAGGGCAGGTCAATGGTCTGCCCGGAAAGCCCAGATGCTTGCTAAAAGGTATAAAGCGGCTGGTGGTGGATACAAATGATTGAAAAATTATTTAATTGGTTTGGATACGAAAAGAAAAAACCTGTTAAAAAACGCCAACCTAGGAAAAGAGGACCAGCAGTTAAAGCTAAAAGATACCGAGGTAAGAAATAATGGCACTTAGAAAGCCACAAAAGGCATTAAAAGCCTGGGGCAAACAAAAGTGGCGTACTTCTGACGGCACGCCTAGCCGGGGAAAGAAAAGATATTTACCAGATAAGGCATGGAAAGCATTAACAAAGTCTGAGAAAGCAGCTACCAATAGAGCAAAAGCTAAAGGTAATAAAGCAGGCAAGCAGTTTGTTAAGCAGCCCAAAAAGATTGCAAAGAAAACCGCGAGGTTTAGGAGAAAATAAATGGCATCAGTAAGAGACGCAAAAAGAGTATCTGGCGGAGTCATGTACAGAGGGGAGAAGTTCCCGGGATTTAATAAACCAAAAAGATATACAGGCAGTGGCAAGTTTAAGAAGACTGTACTAGCCAAGAAAGGAGATGAAATTAAAAAGATAAACTATGGGCATTCGGGTTATGGTCATAATTACTCTGCTGAGGCTCGTAAATCCTATCTTGCACGATCTGCTGGAATCAAAAACAAAAGCGGTGGGCTTACCAAGAATGATAAGTTCTCGGCAAACTACTGGGCTAGGAAAGACTTATGGGCAGGAAAATCGGGGAGCAAA